ATGAAAAACCCAAAAAGAGCCGGTAGCAGCCGGCTTGTCAATATGCTAAGACGCGGTGCAGCCCGTGTCATCCCTCCAGGAGGAGGGCTCAAGAGGCTGCCTGTAGGATTGCTGTTGGGTCGGGGTCCGATCAAAATGATCCTGGCCATACTGGCATTCCTACGATTTACAGCAATAAAACCGTCCACTGGCCTCATCAACAGATGGGGAAAAGTGGGCAAAAAAGAGGCCATCAAAATCCTCACAAAATTCAAGGCTGACGTGGGCACCATGCTGCGTATCATCAACAATCGGAAGACAAAAAAGAGAGGAGTCGAAACTGGAATTGTGTTCCTGGCATTGCTGGTGTCTATTGTTGCTGTGGAAGTCACAAAAAAGGGGGACACCTATTACATGTTTGCGGACAAGAAGGACGCCGGAAAGGTGGTGACCTTTGAGACTGAATCTGGACCCAACCGTTGCTCCATCCAAGCAATGGACATTGGACATATGTGTCCAGCTACAATGAGCTATGAATGTCCCGTGCTGGAACCACAGTATGAGCCAGAGGATGTCGACTGTTGGTGCAACTCGACAGCAGCATGGATTGTGTATGGCACATGCACCCACAAGACAACGGGAGAGACAAGACGTTCCAGACGTTCAATCACCCTGCCATCTCATGCCTCACAAAAGTTGGAGACCAGATCATCGACGTGGCTTGAATCCCGCGAATACTCCAAATATCTAATAAAGGTGGAAAACTGGATCCTCCGCAATCCAGGATATGCGTTGGTGGCTGCAGTGATTGGATGGACTCTGGGCAGCAGTCGCAGCCAGAAGATCATCTTTGTCACTCTGCTCATGTTGGTAGCCCCCGCATACAGCATCAGATGCATTGGAATTGGAAACAGAGACTTCATTGAGGGAATGTCCGGTGGCACCTGGGTGGACATTGTCCTGGAACATGGTGGTTGTGTGACAGTAATGTCAAACGACAAACCCACATTGGACTTTGAACTGGTGACAACGACCGCAAGTAACATGGCTGAGGTCAGGTCCTACTGCTATGAAGCTAACATATCCGAGATGGCATCGGACAGCAGGTGCCCCACACAGGGGGAAGCTTATCTTGACAAAATGGCCGACTCCCAGTTTGTGTGCAAGCGTGGGTACGTTGACAGGGGCTGGGGAAACGGATGTGGACTCTTTGGAAAAGGAAGCATTGTCACTTGCGCTAAGTTCACGTGTGTGAAAAAGCTCACAGGGAAAAGCATTCAACCGGAGAATCTCGAGTACCGGGTCCTTGTTTCGGTGCACGCTTCCCAACATGGAGGAATGATTAACAATGACACCAATCACCAACACGACAAGGAGAACAGAGCGCGCATTGATATCACAGCTAGCGCTCCCCGTGTTGAGGTGGAACTTGGCTCCTTTGGATCCTTCTCGATGGAGTGTGAACCCCGGTCAGGATTGAACTTTGGTGACCTGTATTACCTCACCATGAACAACAAGCATTGGCTGGTTAATAGAGATTGGTTTCACGATCTTTCCTTGCCATGGCATACAGGAGCCACATCAAACAATCATCACTGGAACAACAAGGAGGCGCTGGTAGAATTCAGAGAAGCCCACGCAAAGAAGCAGACGGCTGTGGTCCTGGGAAGTCAGGAAGGAGCTGTTCACGCAGCACTGGCCGGCGCACTGGAGGCTGAGTCTGATGGACACAAAGCGACTATCTACTCTGGACACTTGAAGTGTCGCTTGAAGCTAGACAAACTGCGCCTGAAGGGAATGTCATATGCACTCTGCACAGGAGCATTCACCTTCGCTCGCACCCCCTCTGAAACAATTCACGGCACCGCCACAGTGGAGCTGCAATATGCAGGTGAAGATGGGCCGTGCAAAGTTCCCATAGTAATTACCAGTGACACCAATAGCATGGCCTCGACAGGCAGGCTGATCACAGCGAATCCGGTGGTCACGGAAAGTGGAGCAAACTCAAAGATGATGGTCGAGATTGACCCTCCGTTTGGTGATTCTTACATTATTGTGGGCACTGGCACAACAAAAATTACCCACCATTGGCACAGAGCCGGTAGTTCAATTGGACGTGCATTTGAGGCTACCATGAGAGGAGCAAAACGGATGGCGGTCCTCGGCGACACCGCTTGGGACTTTGGCTCTGTTGGGGGCATGTTCAACTCCGTTGGAAAGTTTGTCCACCAGGTGTTTGGATCAGCATTTAAGGCATTGTTTGGAGGCATGTCCTGGTTCACACAGCTCCTGATAGGATTTCTGCTCATATGGATGGGTTTGAACGCACGCGGTGGAACCGTGGCCATGAGCTTCATGGGCATTGGGGCTATGCTGATTTTCCTAGCCACCTCGGTGTCAGGAGACACAGGATGCTCGGTTGACATATCCAGAAGGGAAATGCGGTGCGGGAGCGGCATATTCGTGTACAATGACGTTGACGCATGGCGAAGCCGCTACAAATACCATCCTGAAACCCCCAGAGCTTTGGCCGCTGCCGTGAAAACGGCTTGGGAAGAAGGGACCTGTGGCATTACCTCAGTGAGCAGAATGGAAAACCTGATGTGGAGCTCTGTGGCTGGAGAGTTGAATGCAATCCTTGAGGACAATTCAGTGCCATTGACAGTCGTCGTTGGCGAGCCAAAATATCCACTGTACAATGCTCCAAAGAGGCTGAAACCACCAGCATCAGAGTTACCGCAGGGGTGGAAGTCCTGGGGAAAGTCATACTTTGTCTCAGCCGCAAAAAACAACAACTCCTTTGTGGTAGATGGTGACACCATGAAGGAATGCCCAAGACAGAAGCGAGCATGGAACAGCTTGAGAATAGAGGATCATGGGTTCGGAGTCTTCCACACTAGCATCTGGCTGAAATTCCATGAGGACAACTCCACCGAATGTGACACAGCTATCATAGGAACGGCGGTTCGCGGGAAGGAAGCCGTTCATAGTGACTTGGGCTACTGGATAGAGAGTGAGCGCAATGACACATGGAGGCTCTCTCGAGCGCACCTGATCGAAGCAAAGACATGTGAATGGCCACGGTCGCACACACTGTGGACGGACGGAGTGGAAGAGAGCGAGCTGATCATTCCACGTGGCTTAGCCGGTCCTTTCAGCCATCATAACACGCGTGCTGGCTACAAGACTCAGAATAAAGGTCCCTGGCATTTAGGTGATGTTGAAATTCAGTTCGCCACGTGCCCCGGAACAACCGTGGTCCAGGACCAAGAGTGCAGGGACAGGGGCGCTTCTCTACGCACGACCACAGCTAGTGGAAGGGTAATCAATGAATGGTGCTGCAGGTCGTGCACCATGCCTCCACTCAGTTTCAAGACAAAAGATGGATGTTGGTATGCAATGGAGATACGTCCTGTGAAAGAACAAGAGTCAAACCTCGTGCGATCGCACGTCACTGCCGGAAGCACAGACCACATGGACCATTTCTCTCTCGGATTAGTAGTGGTCATGTTGATGGTGCAAGAAGGTATGAAGAAGAGAATGACATCAAAAGCAATAATCACCTCAGCGGCCTTTCTCCTGGCGGTTATGATAGTGGGAGGTTTCACGTACCAGGATTTTGGGAGGCTGGTGGTATTGGTGGGTGCTGCATTTGCTGAGATGAACACTGGAGGTGACGTTGCGCACCTGGCGCTGGTGGCAGCGTTTAAAGTGAGGCCAGCGATGCTGGTCTCATTCATGTTCAGAGCCTTGTGGACCCCCAGGGAGTCACTGCTTTTAGCTCTGGCTGCCTGCCTCCTGCAGGTGTCAGTGACACCACTGGATCATTCCATCATGATCGTGGTTGATGGGATTGCGCTGTCCTGGTTGTGTCTGAAAGCCATCTTGGTGCCGCGTACCCCAAACATAGCCCTTCCTCTTCTCGCTATGCTGTCACCCATGCTCCAAGGTACCACCATTGTGGCATGGCGAGCTATGATGGCGGCCCTGGCTGTCATAACCTTGGCTTCCATGAAGCATGGAAGGGGTGTAAAAAAGACGTTTCCCTACACCATCGGATGCATCCTTGGCAGCATGGGCTTAGTTGAAAACTTGGGGTTGGTTGGCCTCCTCTTGTTGACAGCCTCAAAAAAGAGGAGTTGGCCTCCGAGTGAGGTGATGACGGCTGTCGGACTGATCTGTGCAATTGTGGGCGGACTAACCAAGACCGACATTGACATGGCGGGACCCATGGCAGCCATAGGACTGCTGGTGGTGAGCTATGTGGTTTCTGGCAAGAGTGTGGACATGTACATTGAAAAGGTGTGTGACATATCATGGGACAAGGACGCTGAAATAACAGGCACAAGTCCGCGGCTGGATGTGGCTCTCGACGACAGTGGAGATTTCTCACTTATCCAGGATGACGGGCCCCCCACTCGAGAGATTGTGTTGAAGGTGTTTCTGATGTGTGTTTGCGGTGTCAGCCCCATAGCCATCCCCTTTGCAGCCGCTGCTTGGTTCGTGTACATTAAATCAGGGAAAAGAAGCGGCGCCATGTGGGACATTCCATCCCCAAGAGAAGTGAAAAAAGGGGAAACAACGGCTGGAGTGTACAGAATCATGACGCGTAAATTGCTGGGCAGCACACAGGTGGGAGCCGGAGTAATGCATGAAGGTGTTTTTCACACAATGTGGCACGTCACAAAAGGTTCGGCCCTTCGGAGTGGTGAGGGACGCCTAGATCCATACTGGGGAAACGTGAAGCAGGATTTGATCTCTTACTGCGGACCATGGAAACTGGATGGGAAATGGGACGGCGTGTCGGAAGTCCAACTGATAGCGGTCGCCCCAGGTGAGCGCGCCAGAAATGTGCAGACAAAACCAGGAGTGTTCAAGACCACTGATGGGGAAATCGGGGCCTTGGCCCTTGACTTCCCAGGCGGAAGTTCAGGCTCCCCGATAATTGACAAAAATGGACATGTAATTGGCCTGTATGGAAATGGTGTCGTGGTCAAGAGTGGAAGCTACGTGAGTGCCATCATGCAGACAGAGAAGATGGAGGAACCCGCAGTTGACTGCTTTGAGGAGGACATGCTGAGAAAAAAGAAGCTGACGGTGCTCGACCTCCATCCAGGAGCTGGAAAAACTCGAAGAGTGCTCCCTCAGATCGTCAAGGCTGCAATTAAGAAACGCCTACGCACGGTAATCCTGGCACCCACCCGAGTGGTGGCAGCTGAGATGGCTGAGGCACTAAAAGACCTTCCAATAAGGTACATGACTCCGGCAGTTTCAGCCACCCATGATGGCAATGAGATTGTTGACCTTATGTGCCACGCCACTTTTACATCAAGGCTAATGCAACCAATTAGGGTGCCTAATTACAATCTATATATAATGGATGAGGCCCACTTCACAGATCCTGCAAGCATCGCTGCAAGAGGGTACATAGCAACAAGAGTGGACATGGGAGACGCCGCGGCCATCTTCATGACGGCCACCCCTCCTGGCAGCACTGAAGCTTTCCCGGATTCAAACGCCCCCATCACAGATGTTGAAACAGAGGTTCCTGACAAGGCGTGGAATTCTGGATTTGAATGGATCACTGATTACCCAGGGAAAACCGTTTGGTTTGTCCCTAGTGTCAGAATGGGCAATGAGATCTCGGCCTGCCTCACAAAAGCCGGCAAATCGGTTATCCAACTCAGCCGGAAAACCTTTGAAACAGAGTACCAGAAGACAAAGAATGGTGAGTGGGACTTTGTCGTGACCACTGACATCTCAGAAATGGGAGCCAACTTCAAGGCCGACAGAGTCATAGACTCACGGAAATGCTTGAAGCCAGTGATTCTGGATGACATGGAAGAGAGAGTTGTTCTTGCCGGGCCGATGGCAGTAACACCATCCAGCGCAGCTCAACGCAGAGGAAGAATTGGAAGAAACCCCAACAAAACTGGAGATGAGTTCTATTACGGGGGGGGCTGTGCCGCAACGGATGATGACCATGCTCATTGGGTAGAGGCTAGGATGCTGCTTGACAACATCTACCTCCAGGACAACCTCGTTGCATCTCTGTACAAGCCAGAACAAGGAAAGGTCTCGGCAATAGAAGGGGAGTTCAAACTGAGAGGAGAACAGAGGAAAACCTTCGTGGAGCTGATGAAGAGAGGGGACTTGCCAGTGTGGTTGTCATATCAAGTGGCGGCCTCCGGACTCAGCTATACTGACCGGCGCTGGTGCTTTGATGGAAAAAACAACAACACCATCCTGGAGGACTGCGTCCCCGTCGAGGTGTGGACAAAATTTGGAGAGAAAAAGATTCTGAAGCCCAGATGGATGGACGCTCGGATCTGCTCTGATCATGCCTCTTTGAAGTCTTTCAAGGAGTTTGCTGCAGGAAAGAGAACAATAGCCACTGGCTTAATTGAGGCTTTTGGGATGCTTCCCGGGCACATGACTGAGAGATTCCAGGAGGCCGTCGACAATTTGGCCGTGTTGATGAGGGCCGAGGCAGGCTCTAGGGCACACAGAATGGCTGCAGCACAGCTCCCTGAGACAATGGAAACCATCCTGCTCCTCAGCCTGCTGGCATTCGTGTCACTTGGTGTATTTTTTGTACTGATGAGGGCAAAAGGGTTAGGAAAAATGGGGTCCGGCATGATCGTGCTGGCAGGAAGTGGCTGGCTCATGTGGATGTCTGAGGTGGAACCAGCCCGCATAGCTTGTGTGGTGATCATAGTGTTTCTGCTAATGGTCGTTCTGATTCCGGAACCGGAGAAGCAGCGCTCTCCCCAGGACAATCAGCTGGCTCTAATTATCTTGATCGCGACGGGCCTCATCACGCTCATCGCGGCCAATGAGCTGGGTTGGTTAGAAAGAACAAAGAGTGACCTCACCAGGCTGTTTTGGAGAGAACACGCTGAGCCAACAGGAGGGAGAGGGTTTTCCTTCTCGCTGGACATTGACCTGCGGCCGGCATCGGCCTGGGCAATATATGCCGCTATGACAACCCTGATCACACCGACAGTCCAACACGCTGTGACCACATCGTACAACAACTACTCTCTCATGGCTATGGCCACTCAGGCCGGAGTTCTTTTTGGCATGGGACGGGGGGTGCCTTTTTACAAATGGGACTTTGGCGTGCCACTCCTTATGCTGGGCTGCTACTCACAACTTACCCCACTCACCCTGATCGTGGCTCTCGTGATGCTAGCCGCTCACTATCTCTATCTCATCCCCGGGCTCCAGGCAACGGCCGCCAGGGCCGCCCAACGAAGGACGGCTGCTGGAATAATGAAAAACCCAGTGGTGGATGGAATTGTGGTAACTGACATAGACCCAATCCAAATCGATCCAAATGTCGAAAAGAAGATGGGCCAGGTCATGCTCATCTTTGTGGCTTTGGCGAGCGCGGTTCTCATGAGAACGGCATGGGGTTGGGGAGAGGCTGGTGCCCTTGCATCGGCAGCAGCTGCCACCCTATGGGAAGGGGCTCCCAACAAGTACTGGAATTCATCAACGGCTACATCCTTGTGCAACATATTTCGGGGAAGTTATCTGGCAGGTCCCTCCCTCATCTACACCGTCACACGCAATGCAGGTATCATGAAGAAAAGGGGCGGTGGAAATGGAGAAACGGTGGGCGAGAAATGGAAGGAGCGCTTGAATCGGATGACCGCGCTTGAATTCTACGCCTACAAGCGGTCAGGAATAACTGAAGTGTGCAGAGAACCCGCCAGAAGAGCCTTGAAGGATGGAGTCGTCACAGGAGGACACGCTGTCTCCCGCGGAAGCGCAAAGCTGCGATGGATGGTGGAACGTGGCCACGTCAATCTAGTGGGACGCGTTGTCGACCTCGGATGTGGAAGGGGTGGCTGGAGTTACTACGCCGCATCTCAAAAGCAAGTCCTCGAGGTGAGAGGCTACACAAAAGGGGGAGCGGGCCACGAGGAGCCCATGAATGTCCAAAGTTATGGTTGGAACATAGTGCGACTCAAGAGTGGAGTGGACGTTTTTTATCTACCATCAGAACCATGTGACACGCTGCTCTGTGACATTGGAGAGTCATCCTCGAGCCCAGCAGTGGAAGAAGCCCGGACTCTGAGAGTGCTCGGGATGGTTGAAACCTGGCTGGAACGGGGCGTAAAGAACTTCTGCATCAAAGTGCTCTGCCCGTACACCAGTGCCATGATTGAGCGGCTGGAAGCCCTCCAGCGTCGCTACGGAGGAGGCCTGGTGAGGGTTCCACTCTCCAGAAATTCCACCCACGAAATGTACTGGGTCTCTGGAGCAAAATCAAACATCATCAGGAGTGTGAATGCCACCAGCCAGCTGCTCATGCACAGAATGGACATCCCCACGCGGAAAACAAAGTTTGAAGAAGACGTCAATCTGGGGACCGGAACCAGGGCAGTTGAAAGCAGAGCTGACCCTCCCGACATGAAAAAACTAGGCAGCCGGATTGAGCGGTTGAGAAAGGAATATGGATCCACTTGGCACTACGATGAAAACCACCCCTACAGGACATGGCATTACCACGGCAGTTATGAGGCTGACACGCAAGGCTCCGCCTCCTCAATGGTCAACGGCGTGGTGCGTCTCCTCTCAAAACCATGGGATGCATTGAGCTCGGTCACCAACATTGCTATGACGGACACAACTCCGTTTGGACAGCAGCGGGTGTTCAAGGAGAAAGTGGACACCCGGACTCCAGACCCCAAGCAGGGCACGCAAAGAGTCATGGCCATAACATCACAATGGCTGTGGGACCGCCTAGCAAGAAACAAGACCCCTCGGATGTGCACGCGACAGGAATTCATAAACAAGGTCAACAGTCACGCGGCGTTGGGACCCGTTTTTAGAGAACAGCAGGGATGGGGTTCAGCGGCCGAAGCGGTGGTAGATCCTAGGTTTTGGGAGCTCGTTGACAATGAAAGAGAAGCCCATTTGAGAGGGGAGTGCTTGACCTGTGTCTACAACATGATGGGGAAAAGAGAAAAGAAGCTCGGTGAATTCGGGAAGGCAAAAGGCAGCAGAGCCATTTGGTACATGTGGCTGGGAGCCCGCTTCCTCGAGTTCGAGGCCCTGGGCTTCCTCAATGAAGACCACTGGTTAAGCAGAGAGAACTCTGGAGGGGGAGTTGAGGGCTTGGGCCTCCAAAAACTTGGATACATCCTTGAAGAGATCAGCAGGAGGCCAGGAGGCAAAATGTATGCCGATGACACGGCTGGCTGGGACACCCGCATCACGAAATGCGACCTAGAAAATGAGGCGCGCATTTTGGAAAAAATGGACGGGATCCACAAAAAACTCGCACGGGCCGTCATCGAGTTGACATACAAGCATAAGGTTGTGAGAGTCTTGAGACCAGCACCACAAGGGAAGGTCGTTATGGACATCATCTCCAGGCCAGACCAAAGGGGGAGTGGGCAGGTGGTTACTTATGCCCTCAACACCTATACAAACTTGGTGGTGCAGCTGATCCGTAACATGGAAGCAGAGGCTGTCATCAATGAAAGAGACATGGAGGAGCTCCAAAACCCATGGAAAGTCATCAATTGGCTAGAAGGAAATGGATGGGACAGACTCCGCTCGATGGCAGTGAGTGGAGATGACTGTGTCGTGAAACCAATGGATGATAGGTTCGCCTATGCACTGAATTTCCTCAATGACATGGGCAAGGTCAGAAAAGATGTCCAGGAATGGAAGCCCTCGCCGGGGTGGACAAACTGGGAAGAAGTGCCCTTTTGCTCCCACCACTTCAACAAGCTCCCGATGAAGGATGGAAGAACAATAATAGTTCCCTGCCGGCACCAAGATGAGTTGATAGGCAGGGCTAGAGTTTCTCCAGGAAAAGGCTGGTCACTCAGTGAAACAGCATGCTTGGGCAAGTCTTATGCCCAGATGTGGCTACTGTTGTACTTTCACAGGAGAGATCTCCGACTCATGGCAAACGCAATCTGCTCTGCTGTACCGGTGAGTTGGGTGCCCACGGGGAGAACAACCTGGTCCATCCATGGGCGTGGAGAGTGGATGACAACAGAGGACATGCTAGAGGTATGGAACAGAGTGTGGATCATAGAGAATGAGTACATGGAGGACAAGACCCCTGTCACAGAGTGGACCGATGTTCCATACTTGGGAAAGAGAGAAGACTTGTGGTGCGGCTCCCTTATTGGACACAGGCCAAGAAGCACATGGGCAGAGAACATCTGGGCTGCCATTTATCAAGTGCGCCGAGCAATCGGCGAAACTGAAGAATATAGAGACTACATGAGCACACAGGTCCGCTATGGCTCGGAGGAAGGGCCAAGCGCTGGTGTGTTGTAA